CCAACTGATGGTTATTTGTATGCATCTGATGGAAATCTATCTCTTGGTGTTGGAAAAAGTACTTCATATCTTTCATTATTCTCTGGTGGAACATTAGCATCTAACGAAAAGGTTAGATTTACAAATAATGGTGTTGGAATTGGAACCACACTTACTCCAGCGTTTCTTAATGTTTCTGGCGATGTTATTTTTGAGGGGGCAACAACTACAGAACTTCTTCGTGTAACACAACTTGGAACTGGACCTGCTTTCCTTGTTGAACATGGATCTCGTAATGATGCCAATGCATTTACTGTTCTTAATTCTGGACAAGTTGGTATTGGGGTCCTTTCTCCTGCAGAACAATATGTTTTTGAAGTTGACGGTGGAAATATAAGATTTGTAAAAGGTGGTCAAGGTGATATTGTTATCTCTCATTCGAACTTAGTATCCAATGTTCGTGCAGAATCTTCTGTTCAACTTGGTCTAGGTGCGAATGGACAGAATGATGCTATAAGAATTAATTTAAGTGGAAATGTTGGTATAGGTTCTACATTACCAAAATCAAAATTAGATGTTACTGGAAACGCAAGAATTTCTGGTATTTTAACTGTTGGATCTTCGAGCATCACTCTCAATGGCACAACAAATGTTTTAAATGTTGGTACTGGTGTTACAATTTATGGTAATACTGGAATTGTAAGTGCATTTAGTTTTTATGGTGATGGATCAAAATTAACTGGGGTTGGGTCATCACTTACTGTTAGCACAAGATCTGGTTACGCTGGGATTAATAGTACAGATGCTGTAACGAATGTAAGTGCAATAAGATTTGATAGAAATACTGGATTTGCCGTAACAAGTCTTGGCAATAATGAAGTTTTTGTTCAGTTGGGTAGTAGTTTTAAAACTTGGAATGTTGCTGGGCAAGATCCTCTCGTTGCGGTTGCTGAGGATACTGTTGAGATTGTTGCTGGACCTGGAATTGCAATTACAACAAAAGCAACTGATCCGAAAAAAATAACATTTTCAACAACTTCTGGTATTGGATCTACTGGCGCCCAAGGTGCTCAAGGACTTCAAGGAACTATTGGTTCTCAAGGTCTTCAAGGAGTTCAAGGAACTATTGGATCACAAGGTGCTCAAGGAACTCAAGGTCGTCAAGGACTTCAAGGAGTTCAAGGAACCATTGGTATTGGATCTACTGGTGCTCAAGGAACTCAAGGTGCTCAAGGAACTCAAGGAGTTCAAGGAACCATTGGTATCGGATCTACTGGTACTCAAGGTGCTCAAGGTACTCAAGGTCTTCAAGGACTCCAAGGTACTCAAGGAACTATTGGTATTGGATCTACTGGTACTCAAGGTGCTCAAGGTACTCAAGGTACTCAAGGAACTATTGGTATTGGATCTACTGGTGCTCAAGGTTCTCAAGGATTACAAGGTCTTCAAGGTTCTCAAGGATTACAAGGTCTTCAAGGTACTATTGGTATTGGATCTACTGGTGCTCAAGGTTCTCAAGGATTACAAGGTCTTCAAGGTTCTCAAGGATTACAAGGACTTCAAGGAACCATTGGCATTGGATCCACTGGTGCTCAAGGACTCCAAGGTCTTCAAGGACTCCAAGGACTCCAAGGACTTCAAGGACTTCAAGGACTCCAAGGACTTCAAGGTATTATTGGTATTGGATCCACTGGTGCTCAAGGACTCCAAGGTCTTCAAGGACTCCAAGGTCTTCAAGGTATTATTGGTATTGGATCCACTGGTGCTCAAGGAATTCAGGGAACGCAAGGAATATTTGGATCTCAAGGCGCAATAGGTCAACGTGGATCAGATGGTACTTCGGTTACTATTAAAGGATCTTTACCATTAACACCAGGAAGTGAGCAAAGTCAACTTAATAGTGGATTTCCTTCTGCTGTTTCTGGTGATGGTGTTATTGATAGTAATACTGGTAATTTATGGGTATATAATGGATCATCATGGTCTAATGTTGGATCTGTTAGGGGACCGCAGGGAACTCAAGGAATTCAGGGTTTAAGTAATCAAGGTACTCAAGGTAATCAAGGACTTCAAGGACTTCAGGGTCTTCAAGGTATTATTGGTATTGGATCTACTGGTTCTCAAGGTTCTCAAGGAATTCAAGGTCTTCAAGGATCGATAGGTTCTCAAGGATTCCAAGGAACTCAAGGATTACAAGGTACTCAAGGAACTATTGGTATTGGATCTACTGGTTCTCAAGGATCACAAGGTCTTCAAGGACTCCAAGGTCTTCAAGGACTTCAAGGTATTATTGGTATTGGATCCACTGGTGCTCAAGGCCTTCAAGGTCTTCAAGGTGTATTGGGATCTCAAGGATCGCAAGGTCTTCAAGGATTACAAGGTCTTCAAGGTACTATTGGTATTGGTTCAACAGGATCTCAAGGTGCTCAAGGATCTCAAGGAACTCAGGGATTACAGGGCCTTCAAGGTCTTCAAGGAACTATTGGTATTGGATCTACTGGTTCTCAAGGACTTCAGGGTCTTCAAGGAACTATTGGTATTGGATCTACTGGTCTTCAAGGTACTCAAGGTCTTCAAGGTACTCAAGGTCTTCAAGGAACTATTGGTATTGGATCCACTGGTGCTCAAGGTCTTCAGGGTGCATTCGGTTCTCAAGGATCACAAGGTCTTCAAGGACTCCAAGGTCTTCAAGGTATTATTGGTATTGGATCCACTGGTGCTCAAGGACTCCAAGGTCTTCAAGGAACCATTGGTATTGGATCCACTGGTGCTCAAGGTCTTCAGGGTGCATTCGGTTCTCAAGGATTGCAAGGTCTTCAAGGTTCTCAAGGATTGCAAGGTCTTCAAGGACTTGTTGGTAACTTTACGGTTTATCGCCAATCTACGCCACCAGGATCTGCATCTGTCGGAGATTATTGGGTAGACGAAGATGATGGCATCACTTATTTTTATTATAATGATGGAAACAGTTCTCAATGGGTTGAATTTGGTCCAACACCTCAACAAATAAATACTGGTTATTCTAATAATGCTGGTATTGCCACGTATGCTACAGCAGCAGGAGTATCTACTAATGTTATAGGTGGTATTGCATCAGTTACTCAACTTTCAGTATCTGGTGTAGCAACAGTTTCTGAAATAAGAATTCAAAATGTTGCAGAAAAACTTATAAGAACAGATGGAAATAATGTATCCATTACTTACAGTTCGAATAGTGCAAATACTGGATTATGTACCAATCCGAGTGGTAATATTACACTGAATGTAACTGGTATTCCAACAGACAGTTCTTTTGATAATCATGTGATTACATTTAGTGTAATTGTAACTCAAACTGGAACTGCAAGAAGTTGTACTGCAGTTAATTTGAATGGTGTTCCTGAAACAATATTTTGGTCTGGGGGTTCTTTAGCATCTGCAACCACTGGTGTTACAACAACTAGAGGATATGATATCTATAATTTTACTGGAATTAATACCGTAGGTTCTGCAAGTACTGCTGCAAATTATATTGTTCTTGGTATTGTGAATGGGGGATTTAGATAATGTCTCCAATTGTCAATAGGATTAGTTCTGGATTTGGATTTAATAGTAGGAAAAAAGTATCATCTGCATCATATTCTGGAGTAATACCAACAAATAGTTTATATTCTCATTGGGATTTTTCTGTATTAGCAGATGCTGTTGGAACTACTTATACTACGGATGGTACTGCAATTACCTCAGCAGCTGGAAATTCTATTGGAGGATCATCCACAACTCCACAACTTTATCATAAAAGATCTGGTACTGGTACTTTTTCAACTACAATTAGTACTCAAAATGGAATAAAATGTTTGTCTTTAGCATCGAATACTGGTACTCAAAATCAAGGAGCATTTTTAAATTCTGATGGAAATGCTTTTCCAAATATAGGAGCATCAGATTCTTATACTTGGATTTCTGTTTGGAAACACACAACAACAATTTCAAATTATACTAGAATGTATAGGTGGTATTTGGCTGGTTATAGTTATGATTTTAATCATGGAACTTATTGGGTCAATTCTTCTAATGATGAACTTGATGTTTTTAATTATGCTGCCGCATCAAAGGCTGTATCTATTACTAGTGGTAGTAATAGGGGATCAACATCTTTTGTTCATTATGATGTTGTTACAGTTACTGGAAGCGTATATAACGTTTCATATAATACTAGTCTAGGTTCTGCGAATACTTCTTCAGGTACAATTTCTGGAATAACTTATTCTACACAAGTAGATGCAAATAGATATTTTCAAATTAGACCTGTAGATTATAGTGGCAATACTACTTATCCAGCATTAGTTGCATGTGAATTTGCATTTTATAATAGATCTATGGACTCAACAGAAAGGGCATCAGTTATAAGTAGTCTTAGAACTAAATGGGGATAACTTTAGTATGATAACCAAACATAAAATAAATAACTTTTAAAGAGATATAAACATGGCACTTGATTTTCCAATCAGTCCAACAATAGGTCTTACTACTTCTATAGGAACGAAAACTTGGAAGTGGAATGGCCAAGGATGGGAATTGGTGCCAAATATTATTGTAGGTTCTCAAGGAACTCAAGGTATTATTGGTATTGGATCTACTGGTACTCAAGGATCACAAGGTCTTCAGGGTATTGGATCTCAAGGATCCCAGGGTACTCAAGGTCTTCAAGGAATCCAAGGTCTTCAAGGAACTATTGGCATTGGATCTACTGGTTCTCAAGGATCGCAGGGTACTCAAGGTCTTCAGGGTCTTCAAGGAACTATTGGCATTGGATCTACTGGATCTCAAGGACTCCAAGGTCTTCAGGGTCTTCAGGGTCTTCAAGGAACTATTGGCATTGGATCTACTGGATCTCAAGGATCTCAAGGATCTCAAGGACTCCAAGGTCTTCAAGGTACTCAAGGTCTTCAGGGTCTTCAAGGAACTATTGGCATTGGATCTACTGGATCTCAAGGACTCCAAGGTCTTCAGGGTCTTCAGGGTGTTGGATCTCAAGGTCTTCAGGGTCTTCAAGGATTACAAGGTCTTCAAGGTACTATTGGTATTGGTTCAACAGGATCTCAAGGTCTTCAAGGATCTCAAGGATCGCAAGGTCTTCAAGGTCTTCAAGGTCTTCAAGGTCTTCAAGGTACTCAAGGATCGCAAGGTCTTCAAGGAACTATTGGCATTGGATCTACTGGATCCCAAGGATCCCAAGGATCCCAAGGTACTCAAGGACTCCAGGGTACTCAGGGAACACAAGGTGTTTCTGGCCCAGTAGCAGGTAGTGCTAATCAAGTCGTCTATAAGGATGGTTCCAATAATCCAACTGGATCCAATAACTTTACTTTTGATGGATCCAATCTTTATATTGGTGGAAATATTACTATTGGAGGTACAACAGCATTCCTTGCTGTTAATGAAGTTAAAATTAAGGACAAAAATATTGTCCTTGGTATTACTACAAATACATTAAACCAAGATGTTTCAACTGATACCACTGCAAATCATGGTGGTATTGCTATTGCGTCAACTGAAGGAAGTCCATTATTTGATATTGATGTTGGTTTTGGTACTGATAATATTCCAAGAACATATAAGCAAATTATGTGGTTGAAGTCTGGTTCCTTTACTGGACTGAATACTGATGCTTGGTTATTTAATTATGGAGTGGGTATTGGCACTGATCAAATTCCTAATGGAGTAAGACTTGCTGTCGGTGGGATGCAAGTTACTGATACTACATTAGATGTTGGTGGGAATATAAGACTTCGTTCTGGTCTTTATGATGTTTACAATAATGTAGGCGCCGCTAATTCAATCTTAGTTTCTACTGGTGCTGGAGTTTCTTGGACTACTCCTTTTGGTGCTGGTTTGCAAGGTGCTCAAGGAAACCAAGGTCTTCAAGGTGTTGGATCACAAGGATCTCAAGGTCTTCAAGGAACTATTGGTTCTCAAGGCCTTCAAGGAGTTCAAGGAACTATTGGATCACAAGGTTCTCAAGGATTACAAGGTCTTCAAGGTTCTCAAGGATTACAAGGTCTTCAAGGTACTATTGGTATCGGATCTACTGGTACTCAAGGTTCTCAAGGATTACAAGGTCTTCAAGGTATTGGATCACAAGGTTCTCAAGGCCTTCAAGGAGTTCAAGGAACCATTGGTATCGGATCTACTGGTACTCAAGGATCTCAGGGTACTCAAGGAAATCAAGGTACTCAAGGAAATCAAGGTACTCAAGGTACTCAAGGTCTTCAAGGAGTCATTGGTATTGGATCTACTGGTTCTCAAGGATCTCAAGGTCTTCAAGGTCTTCAAGGTCTTCAAGGTCTTCAAGGTCTTCAAGGAAACCAAGGTCTTCAAGGTGTTGGATCACAAGGTCTTCAGGGAACTATTGGTATTGGATCCACTGGTACTCAAGGCCTTCAAGGTCTTCAAGGTGTTGGTTCACAAGGTTCTCAAGGATTACAAGGTGATGGATCACAAGGTCTTCAGGGAACTGTTGGTATTGGATCTACTGGTACTCAAGGATCCCAAGGTCTTCAAGGTGTTGGATCACAAGGTCTTCAAGGTCTTCAAGGTGTTGGTTCTCAAGGTCTTCAAGGTCTCATAGGAATTCAAGGTCCAGCAGGATCTGGTGGTGGCGGAGGAGGAGGATTATCAAGTTGGATTTATAAAACAGCAAACTATACTGCAACAACTGGGGATCAAATTATTGCAAATACTTCTGGTGGAGCATTTACAATTACTCTTCCAGCAACTCCATCAACTGGAAATATTGTCCGTATATCTGATGGTGCAAATTGGGTAACGTATAACCTAACAGTTGCAAGAAATGGTAGTACAATTGAAGGATTGTCTGAAGATCTAACATTAGATTTGGGATTAACAATTGTAGATTTAATATATGATGGAACAACCTGGCAAGTATTCAGTTCATTAGGTCCACAAGGACCTACAGGACCTACAGGACCTACAGGACCTACAGGATCGGGAGGAGGTACTGGTACTATAAATGAACTTGACGCTGCACTTTTCTCATAAATATTTAAAAAAAGATAATGGCACTTAGAAGAACTAAATTATTAAGTATTCAATCAGTAACTGGAATTGCTACGGTTGGCATTTTTACTGTAGGAACTACTCCAACTGCAGGTGGTGTTGGCATTGCTTCTACTACTTATTTGAGAAGTATTATTATGCATAATACTGGTCTTAATACTGCAACTTCGTCAATTTATGTTTATCCAAGTACAGTTGCAGTTTCTGGTGTTGGAGTAACTTCCTTTCGATTGGCGAGAGTTGATCTTGGAACAAATGAAACGTATTTCTTTGAAACGAATTATCCTCTTGTTCTTGTAAATCAAGAAAAGATTGTTGTGGAGGTTACTCAACCAAGTCTTTCTGTTGGTGGGGCAGGTATTGGAAGTGCGATAAACTATCAGATTATCGGTGATACTGATATTTAATGGTTGATTCATTATGTCAATAAAGAGTACAAGAATTATTGGATCTATTAAAGGAGCAAAATTTGGATCTACCAAAAGAACTGGTGGTGGAACTACGATTGAATCTGGTGGAGTAACTAGTGGATTGATCATACATTATGATTTTGGTAATACTAGTTCCTGGCCAGGATCTGGAACTACTGTGACTGATTTAAGTGGTACTAGTAATACTGGAACTCTTGCATTTACTGGAACTGCACCTGATTATAGTACTGAAAATGGAGGTTCTGTAGTTTTTATTGATAGTTTCAGTCAGTATCTTTATACAACAACACTATATACAAATCCCCAATCTTTTACTATTAGTGCTTGGTTTAAAACTGCCGCTGCTAATGGTAAAAAAATAATTGGGTTTCAATCTGCTCGAATAGGAACTACTGCTGATGCACATGATAGGCAGATTTACATAGGTACTGATGGGAAACTATATTTTGGTGTTTATGATGGGGCAGTTAAATCTGCAATTTCGCCATTAACATATAATGATAATAACTGGTATCATGTTGCGGGAACTTATGGTGGAGAAGGAACTACCGTAAGATTGTATGTCAATGGAGTATCGATTGCAACAAATACTGCATCTAATGCTGAAAACTCTAGTGGATATTGGAGAATCGGGGCATATAGAAATACATGGGTAAATGGTGGTGATGGATATTATATTGGTAATATTGGTGTGGTGCAAGTTTATAACCGAGGACTTTCTTCGGTAGAAGTATTGCAAAATTTTAATGATAAAAAGGGAAGATTTGGTCTTTAATTAAACTTTATAGGTTTTTCATATGGCAGTCAGAACTACAAGTAAAACTTCTAGCGGCGGGTTTGTTCCTGGCAAAGTATTGGATGGATATTCAGTACCTTTTGATAGAACTAAATGGACTGGTGGTGGAACTAATGATAATAGTGGTGGAGGTATTTATAACTTCACTACATTTACCTTTACAACTGGTGGTGCAACTGGAAGAAATGGACCAACTTCATTTGCAGCAGTCTCAAGTTACACATCACAATCTTGGTATTCAACTTATTTTTCCGTTTCATCTGGAATACAAAATTGGACTGCACCTGCTACTGGAAACTACACGATTCGTGCTGCTGGTGCTGCTGGACAAAATGGAAATTTTGCTACTTATTGTAGGGGAATTGTTATTGAATCTACCATATCCTTAGTGGCGGGGCAACAATATAAAATATTGGTTGGACAAAAAGGATCTGTATATGTAACTAGTTCTGGTGGTGGTGGTGGTGGAACTTTTATGACAACCACTGGAAATAGTCCCATTATAGTTGCTGGTGGAGGAGGAGGTGCTACCACTAACTCAGCAACACTTTATTCTGGAAGTGATGGGCAATCTGGAACATCTGGATCTAATAGTAGTGAAGGATATGGTACTGGTGGAACTTCTGGAAATGGTGGAACTGGTGCAGTAGGTGGGAGTGGATCTAGATGGGGTGGAGGTGGAGGAGGTTTACTGACTGACGGTACAAATGCTGCCAGTAATACTAGTGGATTGGGATTTGCTTTTGTAAATGGTGGGCAAGGTGGAAATTCTGGTGGTACTAATACTGCATATGGGGGTTTTGGTGGTGGTGGAGGAACTCATGGAAACGCTGGAGGTGGTGGAGGTGGTGGTGGATATTCTGGCGGTGGAGGTAGTGGAGAAAGCACAGGTACTATTACTGCTGGTGGTGGGGGAAGTTATTCTCAATCTACAATTAGTGTAATTGGATATAATACTGGAGATGGATATTTGATTGTGACTAGAATATAGATGTTGTTTTATAATTTTATTAATTGAAAGAATAAATATTTAAAATAGTAAGTTAAAACTGTGCTTTTATCCAGTTTACTTGGAGGATCTTTTCAAGGCATTCAAGGAATTGCAGGTCTTCCAGGCAATTTTCAAGGTACTCAGGGTGTTCAAGGTGTAGGTTCTCAAGGTCTTCAAGGTCTTCAAGGACGTCAAGGTCTTGCTGGACAATTTGCTGGACAGGGTGTTCAGGGACTTCAAGGACTTCAAGGTACTCAAGGTGTTCCTGGTCTTTTTGCTGGCCAAGGTGCTCAAGGTACTCAAGCAACTCAAGGTCTTCAAGGTAATCTTGGAATTCAAGGTCTTTCTGGATTATTTGCTGGCCAAGGTGTTCAGGGTGTTTCTGGTGGTGGAGGAGGATCATCTTCTTTAACTATTTCTGAATCAAATTCAAATACTCCACAATATATTGGATTTGTTACAAATACGAGTGCAACTTCAATTGGAATCACTCAAACCAATCTAACATTTGTACCCTCAAGTGGGAGACTTGGTATTGGAGTTACATTTCCACAATTTTCTGCTGATGTTGGTGGAGATGTTCGCGTTCAATCTGATAATAAAGTAAGATTTGGTGGAACTTCTTCTAGCACGAACTTCTATATACAATATAACTCAACTACAAATAGTTTAGATTTTGTAGCAGGATAATATGTCAATTGTAGGAAGATTAGATCAATATGCATCAATGCTCGTGAATGAGTTTGATGATACAACTTCAAATGATAATGGAATTGCCGCATCTGCTGGATCTGTTGGAACATACTATTCTTCAGAGTTTTCTGAAAATATAGGAGTTACAACATTAACTGCTAATGTTTTTAAACCATACGACATTATTGGTGATGAATTTGCTGGAGTTTCTTATGGATCTGGAACAGGAACTTATATGAGACAAAATACTGATAAATCTGTGATTGTATATACTGAAATTGATGAAATCACATCTTTTACATAACTGATAAATATAACAAAGGTATTCATTAATTATGGCAAGAAAGGCAATACTGGAAACGGGATATACATTTACACCTTCCACAAATACCATAGTCATTCCTCGTGCTATACAGAGGGAACGATTGATATTGATTACCAATGTGACGACGAACACAGTAATCTATAATTTTTCTGATTCGAATCTAAAAGCAAATGCTTATACAGTATTAACTTCTGGTGGTGGTAATACAACTACAACCACAATCGTATTGAATTATAGTACTGCCGCAATGAGTAGTACAGATAAACTTCAAATTATTGTAGATGAGTACGATGAAAAGTTTACTCCATCAGAAATTTATACTGATCCTGTAAATAAATTTAGAACATCTCAAGCACAAGCACTGATTGATACTGACTTTGAGTATGGTACTCAAATTACGAAGTGGGAAAACTTGGCGATGATTAATAATCGTCCATTCTCATTTCCTTCTGCAATTGGTATTGCAACAATTAGTTCTATTAATATTCCAACAAACTCAAGAACTGTTACTGTTGGATTGCAGGGTGCAGCACCTGGCATAGGAACTGCAATTTCGGTTCAGGATTGTTATTTAAATATTGCAAATGGTAACTTCATTGTAGAAACAAATAGTGGAGTTGGCAATACAATTTTTACTTATACGGCAAGAGCAACAAATACTGGAACAGTAACAAATATTTTTGATCCGAATAAAACAGTAATTAATAATGGTATTGTTTATACTAGTGCTGCAATTGGGAGTACTCCTTCATTTGCTTGGACTTCTGGAACAGAAATTACGGTAAATACAACAGTTCCTCATGGTCTTGCAATTGGAAATCAGATTGCAGTAATTGGTACAACTGAAACTGTTGCAAATGGTTCGTTCGTTGTTACAACAATTAATAGTTCAACTCAATTTGTTTATTATGCAAATAATACCCCATCAGCAGTTCCAACTGGTGGTTTAATTTATGTAAGACCGCAAGGTCAATTTTTACATCGCCCTTTTGATGGTGGAGTTATTTTTTCAAATAATGCATCTTCAAACTTTGAATCAGCAACTCGTCAAACAAGAAGATATTTTCGTTATCAGTCTGGCAAAGGTATACAAGTTAGTTCTGGTACTTCTCTTAAACCAAATCTTCAAATTGATTCGTTAACATATAATCCCGCAACGAATCTTGTTACGGTTCAAACTAAAGAACAACATAATATTCAAGCATCAACTCCAGGAACCACAATTACAATTTCTGGTGCAAATGAAACTGGATATAATGGATCTTATAATATAACTTCCGTTACTGGTTATAATACTTTTCAATATACTCCATTAACAACACCGTCTGCAACAATTGCTTCTGGTACATATATTTGTAATATATCTGGATGGTATGGGTGCTTTAATCGTCTTGGTGCATTTGATTCTCAAAATGGAATCTTTTTTGAATTTGATGGTCAAACACTTTATACAGTTCGTAGAAACTCTACTTTCCAACTTTCGGGAAGAGTGAGTGTTGTAAGTGGAAATAATGCTGTAGTACAGACAAATGAAACATTTCCAACTAGATTTTCAAAACAATTAAATATTGGTGATTTTATTGTTCTTCGTGGACAGTCATATCGTGTTGTTGATATTGCAAGTGATACAAGTATGACGATTTCTCCTTCATATAGAGGAGCAACTGCTGACTTCGTGATTATTTCGGAGACTATAGAAACAAAAATTCCACAGTCACAATGGAACCTTGACAAGTGTGATGGTACTGGTCCTTCTGGTTATAATCTTGATTTATCCAAGATGCAGATGTTTTACTTGGATTATTCTTGGTATGGTGCTGGATTTGTTCGTTGGGGATTTAGAGGTGCTGATGGTAATGTAATTTATTGTCACAAACAGGTCAATAATAATGTAAATACCGAAGCATATTTGAGAACTGGAAATTTGCCAGCAAGGTATGAGTCTATAAGTGTTCCTGCAACTACATATCTAACATCAACTTTAAACTCTGGAGATACTTTGGTAAGTGTTGCAAGTACATTAGGGTTCCCTAGTGCAGGAACAGTGGTTATAAGAAATGCAAATACTTATGAGTATGTAAATTATACTGGTATTGGAATAACTACATTTATTGGATTAACAAGAGGAAAACCAGGTAATGCTTCTCTTTCTCTTACAGTTCCATTGGGATCAAATATAGCAACTGGATCAACTACAAATTTACAAGTAGGTCAAAGAGTTATTGGTGGTTTTCCTGAAAGTACTTATGTCAGTGCTCTTGGAATTGGTACTATTTATTTAAGTCAGGCATCAACAGCATTAAATCCAACAGTAACAATCGCTCCAATGGGTGCAACTGTTGGGCAAACATTTACTTATTCAGCAACTGACCCAACGGCCATTGAACTTGCATTCCCAACATATGGCCCTTCTATCTCTCACTGGGGAACAAGTGTGATTATGGATGGACGATTTGATGATGATAAATCCTTGATCTTTACCTATGGGCAAGTTGGTATTACTACTCTTGCTGCAACGGGAGCTACTGGTTCAACAAGAGCACTAATTGCAATTCGTGTTGCCCCATCAGTTGATAATGGTGTTGCAGCATCATTTGGGACAAGAGAATTAATTAATAGAATGCAGTTAAAACTTGTTGCTCTCGATCTTACTTCACTTACGGCAAACTCTAACATTCTTGTAAGAGCATTTTTGAATACAACTCCAAGTACTGCAACAACTTGGACAAATGCTGTTGGTAATGTCGCTAATATTCAAAATTCAAGTCTGGCACAAATTGCTGATTATGCATCTGTTGGTGGAGCAACTGGAGTTCAGGTAATTGGTGGTGAGGTTACTGCTGGTTTCTTCGTTGGATCTGGAGCAAATTCCATTGATCTTACCCAGGTTCGAGACTTAGGTAATTGTATTCTTGGTGGTGGTGGGGCAACAAGTGGAATAGGAATTTATCCAGATGGTCCTGATACACTTACAATTGTTGCAACTAATTTGTCAGCAACTGCGACAAACGTTGCAACAAGACTTTCTTGGACGGAGGCGCAGGCATAATGGCAAAACTTAAATCTGGTACAAGAATCTATGGTGATGCAACTGTTGATAATAAACTTCAAGTTACTTCTGGACCAATATTAGTGGGAACTGCAACATCTACAGGAACAGCATCTCAACCACTTCAAGTAACTGGTAGTGCTTATATTTCTGGTGGACTTGGAGTTGGAGTTGCAAATAATACAACAGCAGGAAACATTGTTGTTTCTGGAACAGTTACTGCAAACTCTGACGAAAGACTTAAAAAAAATATTAAACCTCTTGAAAATGCTCTTGAAAAGGTATTGGCACTGAGAGGGGTTGAATATGACCGCATAGACAATGGAGAACATCAAATCGGTTTAATCGCACAGGAAGTTGAAAAAATTGTACCTGAGATTGTATATCCCAAAGGACCCGCACCAGATTATGAAAAAAAATCTGTTGCTTATGCAAATCTTATTGCCCTATTAATTGAAGCAATCAAGGAACAAAATATAGAAATACAAAAACTGAAAGAAAAACTAGAGGGAAGTTGATATGCCAGTCGGTGTAGGTTCTACTCAAGTTACTGGTATTGATTCGGTATCTAATGCGTCTGATGCCGTAAATAAGCAATATGTGGATATTTCTGCATCTGGTCCACCAATAACAAATCAAGATAATAACTTTTTAACCACTAATGGCAATACTTCATCTTGGCAACCAGTAGGATCATATCAAGAATATATTGCTGCTGGAACGTATACCTTTAATGTACCGTCTCAAGCAAAACAACTGTTCATAGAAGCAACGGGTGCTGGAGGGAGTGGAGCATCAGGAACTAGAGATGCATCTTCTTATGTGAACACTGGTGCTGGGCAATGGTTTTTAAGAACTTCTAGTCATTCTAATAGTATTTCAGGGTATTATCAGGGTCCAGGAATGATATATGCGAACAATGTATTTTATGCAGGAACTGATGGTGGAGCAGTTCTTGCTTCTACTGATGCAATTACTTGGATTACGAGAACAAGTGGATTTGGTGCAACTGCAATTGGTTCTATCGTGTATAGTGGAAATCTTTATGTTGTATGTGGTAATGCTGGAAAATTAATTACCTCTACTGATAGTATCACTTGGACAATGCAAACAACAGGTGCCAGTACTGCTAGACTTAATGCTTTAGAATTTAATAATGGCATTTATGTTCTTGGTTTAGATAATGATGCTCGTATTTTTGCTTCTACAAATGGCATTACCTGGTCCTTAAGAACTTCTGGATATCCTACCGGAAATGCAATATATAGAATTCTTTATGCTGGAGATCAATATGTTACTAGTGGTGGTTCTGGAAGATTTCAAACTTCTACAGATAGTATTACTTGGGTAATTAGAACTGGAGTTAATAATAATTTTTATATTAGTGTATCTTATGGAAATGGTCTTTATTTTGCTACTGGTACATCTGCCGATATAATTGTTTCTACAGATGCAGTTACTTGGACTGCAAGAACTAGTGTAAGTTATTTACAATCTTTATATGCAACAACTTTTGCGAATAATACTTATTATGCTGTTGGTGGTGCTGGATTTATATTCTTTTCTACTGATACTGTTACTTGGTCATTCAGAACTTCACCAGGTGCTTTTGGTAGTGGTTGGAAAGGAGTGGTATATGGCAATAATACTTTTGTTGTCGGTGGTGATTCTGGATATATTGGTGCTGCTTTACCTCCTACTGGATTTGCTGGAAGTGGTGGAGGTGGAGGAGCAGCGGCATCTTGGAATATTTCAAAAGCATATATTAGTGGCACTACATTAACCGTTAAAGTTGGAAAAGGTGGTGTATATGGAGCATCTGGAGATTCGAGTGTAGTATCTTGGGCAGGACCTGGAGGAAACTTTTCTATAACTGCAAATGGTGGAAGTGCTGGAACTAATGTATATAACTCTTCAACTCAATCACTTCCTGGTGGGGCAGGAGGTACAATAACGGCATCATCAAATTATCTTCAAGCATCTGCTGGAACTGCTGGTGGTAATGGTGGTATTTTTGAGGCACTTCAAGTACCATCAAATGCAACAACTGCAACTTCATCTTTTCAAACTACTGGTGGTGGTGGTGGAGCAGTTTCTAACTCTAACACAAATAGTTCAAATTTTTATGGATCTTATGGATCTTTGGGAGGTACAATTAACTATTATGGAAATACTGTATCTTCCACATTAGATCAGAGAAATATGAATGGTACAAGTGCAACAAACATTACTGGACTTTCTTATGGTTATGGTGGAAATGGTGGAAGTTCGAATGCTCTTGGCGGAAGTTTTTGGAGATTAAGAACTGCCAATACCGGTGGTATTGTTCTTTATACGACTTATTATGATGGATCAAATTACATTTATGGTGGTGATGGTGGCCGCTTGGGATTCTCTACCGATAGTATTGTTTGGGTTTTGAGAACTTCTTCTTATGGTGCTAGTGTAATTTTGGGGGTAGTTTATGGTAATGGTGTTTATGTGATTGATGGAAACTCTGGATTAAGAAGTTCTACTGATTCAATCAACTGGACATTTAGATCATCTGGAACTGCAAATCAAATTGGAAGTACTTTTTCTGGACCTTCTTTGTCATATCAAGGTGGATTTTTTTATGGTGTTGGCGCCTCTGGTGCTCTAATTGCTTCTACGGATGCCATTGTTTGGCAACTAAGAACTGCTGGAACAACGGGACAAATTTATTCTATAATTTATGATAATGATCAATATATTCTTGGAGCAGCTTCTAGAGTGATTAATGTATCTACAAATGGTATTGTTTGGATTGCAAGAACTTTGGGTATAGGCGGTATTGGCGATGTTTCATCATTGGCATATGGCAATGGAAGATTTATAGCATCTAATAGAAGTGGTAATAGTGTTTCTACTTCTACTGATACCATTACTTGGATTGTGAGAACTTTAAGTAGTGATCCATATGCTTCAATTTATGGTGGTGGGACTTATATTGCTGCTGGCAATTCTAATTATGTTCATGCATCTATCGATTCTTTTACTTGGCACTTAAGAACTGGTGGATGGGTTAATGGTGGTAATGTCAGTGGTGGGTGTTTTGGAAATAATATTTTTCTACTTGTGAGCAGTGGTTCAGATATGATTGCGACGACTGCAACAAAGGCGGGCCGTGGTGGAAATGGAGTTTGTGGAGGCGGTGGTGGTGGTGGAGCATATGATGGTGCAAGCACTGTTCCAGGATTTGGTGGAAATGGTGGTGATGGTTATGTTCGTATTAGTTGGCAATAGGAGAAAATAAATGGCAATACTAGGATCTAATTTTATTACTGGCATTACAACAGCAACTCAGGGAACTGATGGTGTTTATAAGTCTTATGTCGATAATCTTTCAACATTGCCATCACAAACTGGAAATGATGGAGAGTTTTTAACTACGACTGATGGTACAAGTGTTTCATGGGATTATGTTTCAAACTATCAAGAGTTTTCTACAACAGGATCTCCACAAACATTTACAGTGCCTTCTCAGGCAAATCTTTTATATGTTGAGGCAGTTGGTGCTGGAGGTGGTGGAAGTACTGGAACAACTGGATCTACTTTTGCAAAAAATGGTCTTACTTGGTCATTAAGAACTTCTGGTTTTGGATCGACGACGATTTCAAATATTACATCAGGTGGAACAACTTATGTTATTTCTGGAGCAGGAGGAGCATTGAGATCTTCAACTGATACAATCACTTGGATTGTAAGATCCTCAGGATTTGGAACAACCAATATTAATAGTGCAACTTACTTTAATAATGAACATTTGATTGGTGGAAGAGTAGAAACGATTACCTGGGTCTTAAGAACTTCTGGAACTGGTAATGGTTTTTTAGCATCTCTTTATGCTAATAATACTTATTTTGCTGGTGGAAATTCTTCAAATTTAGCAACTTCCACGGATACTATTTCTTGGGTACTTAGAACTATTTCTTCTCCTTTAAATCAAGTTGGAAATGGTAATAATGGTGCTGGTTCTGGTCTTATTTTGGGGAATAATTTATATGTGTTCATTAATAATTCGAATAGCGGAGGAACAGGAACTTCTACAAATGGAATCGTATGGACTACAAGAACCAATGCTCCTATGGTTGCTGGTATTTATGGAATACATACTGTATTATATGGATCTTTACCAACTCCAACTTATCTAAGTGCTTCTGCAATAATAACAACTTCAACTGATGGTATTGGTTGGTTTACAAGAACTAGTCCCGTACCAATGAATCCAAATTATGTGTATTCTGGAATCTATAGTACTCTGAGTAGTAACTACTATGTTCTTGCGGGTATTAGTGGATATATACAAACTTCGACGAATACCATATACTGGACATTCAGAACTTCTTCAACTACCACTACGCTTAACAATATTGCGGTAGGTTCTGTTTATGCTATAGTTGGCAACTCGGGATTTATTGAAACTTCTACTAATGCCATACAATGGACATTTAGGACTTCTGGAACTGTAAGTAATCTTTATACCATTTCCCATAATAATAACTTATATGTTGCTGCTGGTGCATCTGGAACTAATCTAACTTCTACGGATGGTATTGCATGGGTATTGAGAACTTCTCCTTCAGGTAATGACATTTATACGAGTATCTTTGGTCAAGACATATATGTTTTTGGGGGAAGTTCTGGAGTCATACAAACTTCCAATCAAACAATCTTATCTTCATTTGGAACTGGGGCCCGTCTCCAAGCATCAACTAATGGCATAACTTGGGTCTTAAGAACTACAGCACTCAATACATTAACTGTAACTTTACTAAGTTCTGGTGGTTCTTATACCTTTGCTCATGGAACCAACTATAGAGGTGATATTGGATTCCTAAATGTTTCTACAGATAATATTAACTGGATTGCAAGAACTTCTGGATTTGGTTCAACTGCGATTAATGCCTTTAGTTATGGAACTGTTTATGTTGCTGGCGGTAATAATGGAATCTTAAATACTTCAACTGATACTATTACCTGGATCTTAAGAACATCGGGATTCGGTACTTCCGCGATTAATACACTTACTTATGGGTCTGTTTATGTATCTGCAGGATCTGATAAATTCTTAACCTCTTCAACTGATGCAATCACTTGGACTCTAAGAACTGTAGGGTTTTCTGGAGATTCAATCTATACTCTTTCATATTCTTCTGCATCTTTGAGTTATCTTCTGGCAGGTGATAATGGAGGAGTTTATGTCTCAACAGATGCTATAGTTTGGAGAGTAAATACTTCTAATACGACACAATCTTTAAGATCATCAATATCTGTGAATAATAATTACTATGTTGCTGGAGTATCTGGATCTTTAATTACTGCACAATCTCAGTTATCTGGTACTGGCGGTTCTGGAGGTTCTTATACTTCTTGGTATATTCCCAAATCTATAGTAACTTCAAATGTAAGTGTAAATATTGGAGTCGGTGGAACTGGAGCAACAACTGAAACTAGTTCTGGATCTGCAGGAGCAGGAACAACAATATCATGGACTGGCCCTGGAGGAACTTATACACTAGTTGCAAATGGTGGTGGTGCTGGTGGTGTTGCTGGAATTGCTCAAACAAATATCACGAATTATTATTATACAACTGCTGGCGGCCCTGGTGGTGTTACTGCGATCAATGGTGTTGGAGTGTCTGCTACGGCACAGGCAAACTCATTCCAATCAACGGGCGGTGGTAGTGGAGCAGGAACACCATCTTCCGCAGGAGGTGGTGGTGGTTCGATTACTTTCTATGGCAATACTATTTTCTCTGCTGGTGGAAGTAATACAGGATCGAATGGTGCAGTTGGTATTGCAATCACTTCACTTCCTTATGGTTTTGGTGGAGGTGGAGGAGGTGCTGGTATATCAAGTGCTGGCGCAGGTGGTAATGGAACTCGTGGAGGTGGTGGAGGTGGAGGTGCTGCCATTGGATCTACTTTTGCGAATGGTGGAAATGGTGGCGATGGATTTGTGAGGATCACCTGGTGGTAATAAATAACTTATATTAATGTTGAATAAATGGCAATATTAGGCAGCAATAATATTACTGGTATTAGTACAGTAGTTAATACAACAGATGCGGCAAATAAGACTTATGCAGATGCTGTATTAACTGGTACTCCAATATATCCATCTGTATCTGGAAATGGTGGTAAGTTTTTAAGTGTTTATCCTGGAGCATTTTACTGGACACTTAGAACTTCTGGATTTGGTACTACTAATATTAATGCTGCGACTTATGGAACTGTTTATGTTAATGGTGGAGATTCTGGAACATTAACAACTTCAACCGATACTGTTTCCTGGTCCTTAAGAACATCAGGATTCGGTACTTCCGCGATCAATAACTTAGCATCTTCAGGAACAAATTATGTTGCTTCTGGAGTTTCTGGAACCTTAACTTCTTCAACTGATTCTGTTTCCTGGTCTTTAAGAACATCAGGATTTGGTACAACTAATATTGCAAAATCAATATATTTTAACAATGAATATTTGATTGCTGGTAGAGCAGAAACCGTTTCTTGGACTTTAAGAACTTCAGGATTTGGTACAACAGCGATTTATAGTATCGCATATAATAATGGAATCTATCTTGCTGGTGGGTATGCTGATTATACAACCTGGACTCAAAGAACTTTTGGTACAGTATTTACTCCATACTCTTTAGGATATGGAAACAATCTTTATCTTGCAGGAGGAACGGGAGCAGTATTATTAACTTCAACCGATGCAGTCAATTGGGTTTCGAGAACTACGGGATATGGTACAACTGCTCTTCATAATGTTGGATATGGTAATAATTTATATGTTGCTACTGGTCTTGCTGGATCCATAACAGTTTCGACAGATGGTATTTTTTGGACTAAGAGAACTTCTGGAACTACTTTAGATTATTCAAATGCTATTGATGTTGGACCTCTCATCAATTATGGAAATGGAGTTTATCTTGTGGGTGGTAGTGGAGGTTATTTCTCAACTTCTACCGATTCAATTAGTTGGTTTGCAAGATCAACTGGATTGGGATTTGTTAGCATATATTCAATTGTTTATGGGAATACCCCAATCAATACATATGGCGTAACTACTAATGTTGCTAGATCATTTTCATCTTCCACTGATGGAATTAACTGGGTTTTAAGAACCACTGGATTTCCTGCTAATGCAATTTTTACTTCCACTTATGGAAATTCTTTATATGTTATCGGTGGGTTTAATATTGCATCATCTACGGATTGTATTAGTTGGGTTTTAAGAACTGTAGGTACAATGGGTGCCAATGTGTATGCATTGACCTATGGTAATGGAATTTTTAATGCGAGTGGTGCTGGTGGAAATACTGCAACATCAACTGATGCGATTACTTGGATTGCACGAACTTCTGGATTTGGTACATCTACAATATATACCTCCACTTATGGTAATAATACTTTTGTGGTGGCAGGACCTGGATTTTCAGTACCTACAATTTCAACATCAACGACAAGTATTTTGGGATCGATTGGTAATGGTGCAATTTTAAGGGCTTCAACCGATACTATTTCTTGGGCATTAAGAACTGCAGGACTCAACACTCAAGGTATTACTGCCTTAACATCTGGTGGTGGATATTATCTTGCAACATCAAATAACTATTTGAATCAAGGTAATGTTCTTGTTTCGACTGATAGTATTAACTGGACAGCGAGAACCGTTGGAACAACTGCCACTCTGGGAAACAGTGTTGGTAATAGTGGACCAACATTCGTATATAGTGGAAGTCTTTATGTTACTGGAGGATCATCTGGTACTATTATATCTTCGACAGATACTATTTCTTGGACCTTAAGAACAACAGGATTTGGTACAAGTACCATTAATGCTTTGGCATATGGGCAAAATGCAACTGAAAAATATGTTGCATCTGTACCATCATTCACATCATCTTCCACAGATTCGATTGCTTGGGTGATTCGAACTACTGCGATTGGTGCTGGTAACTCATTAGTTGGATTAATCTATGCAAATAATCTATATCTTGGATGTGGTGCAACATATATAACCGTTTCAACGAATGCGATTCATTGGGTCTTAAGAACTTCTGGACTCGGATCTACATCACTATTACAACTTACTTATAATAATGGAGTCTATGTAGGTGCTGGTCAAAATGGAAGTACTGTAACATCGACTGATACGATTACTTGGGTCTTAAGAACTTCTGGATTTGGTACAACTGCAATATCGACGATTGGAGTTGGAAATGATATCTATGTCTTTGGTACTAATACTGGAGACATACAAACTTCCAATCAAACAATCTTATCTTCATTTGGAACTGGAGCACTTTTACGGGCATCAACTGATGGAGTTTCTTGGACTTCTAGAACAACTGCAGTTAATACACTAGCAATCACTGCACTAGGTTCTGGTGGTTCTTATGCTTTTGCTCATGGAACCAACTATATGGGTGAAGTTGGATTTTTAAATGTTTCTACAGATAACATTAACTGGGTTTTAAGAACTTCTGGATTTGGTGCGACGGCGATTAATGCTTTTGGTTATGGTAATAATACTTATACTATTGCTGGCAATGCTGGTCTCTTAAGAACTTCTACAGATACAATCTCTTGGACTTTAAGAACAACTGGATTTGGTACGACGGCGATTAATAGTTTATTTTATGGTGGAACCCAATTTGTTGCCTTTGGTTCTGCGGGAACACTAGCAATATCTACAGATGGAATCTCTTGGATTTCGAGAGTTAGTGGATTTGGATCTACTTCAATCACAACTTCTGTTTATGGTTCTTCGATTGTTGCTGGTGGTGTATCTGGAACTCTTGCGGTTTCCAATATAACTGCAAAACAGTGGCAAACGATTAACTCTACATCTAGTACAATCGGTTCTCCAATATATCGAGGATATCAGGAGTTTACTGCATCAGGAGCACAAACTTTTTATATTCCTCCAACAGCATCTCAGATTTATATTGAAGCAATCGGTGCTGGTGGAGGCGGAGCAGCAGGAAAAGCAACTGGAACTGTTGGATCTGGTGGTGGAGGAGGTGGTGGTGCTTATAACTCTTGGTTGATTCGTCGTCTAGAATTTGGAGATGCGCCCACAATCACAGTAACTCCAGGTACTGGAGGAACTGGTGGTAATATTAAAACAATGATTAGTAGTACTGATGGGATTATTTGGACCAGAACAAACAGTGCTTTTGGAGCAACTACAATTAATCATCTTGTATATGGAAATTCTCTTTATGTTGCAGTTGGAGATTCTGGAACAATTGCAACATCTGTTGATACAAATACTTGGATTTTGAGAACATCTGGATTTGGAACAACTCGAATTGGACGAAGTTTAGGGGGTGGCCCACTTTTGATTTATTCGGGATCATTATATGTTTTTGGAACTGATGTTGGAATATTTCCAAGTTATTATGGGACATCCACTGATGCGATTGTTTGGACTATAAGAGTTAGTGGAATTCCAAACTCTACCCAATATTCTTTAATGTATGGTACTGCACCAAGTGGAACTTATGTTATGACTGGTGTTAATGGGGCAATAATCACAAGTCCCGATGCTATTACTTGGACAATTAGAACTTGTGGTGGATCAAGTTCAATACTTTCATCAAATTATGTATCTTCGGAATCAACTCCATATATTGTTGGGGATCTTAATGGTAATATTTTTGTATCAACTGATGCTATTCGTTGGACTGCAAGAACATCTGGAATTGGTGCAGAGCAACTTAACAATTTGGCATATGGTAATGGAATTCATATTGCAGCGGGATTTAATAAACTTGCAAGTTCCACAGATACAATTAGATGGACAATTAGAACTACTCCAAATGCTATTGGATCTTATCGAGTAATTTATAATTCTGGAATTTTTGTCAATCAGTATGGTGGTACTACTGTAACATCAACTGATGCGATTACTTGGACTTTAAGAACAAATAGTGCATTAACTTCACTTTATGGTCTTACTTATGGAACTGTTTTTCTTGCTGGGGGATCGGGATTATTAATTACACCCACATCTGGTGGAAATACAACCCTAACTTGGACTGGAAAATCTCCAACAGGAACCGCTACTTATACCTTAACATCTTCTGGAGGAACTGGAGCATCTTCATCCGATGTAACTGCAGGAACTGCAGGTGCCGCAGCCGCAGTGACTTTAAACCCACTTTATACTACTGCTGGTCTTGCTGGTGGTGCTGGATTAACATCATGGGCAAGTGTAAACAATGCAATTCAATCAAATACATATCAAGTTACTGGTGGCGGTGGTGGTGCATTTAATACAAGAGCGGGTGGAAACTCTCTAACATATTATTATAGAAATGCATATAATACTGCAGGAAGTGCTTCTGGTGGTAATGGCATTGATGGTATTCCTGGATCTTATACTGGAAACATTGGATCTGGTGGTGGAGGTGGAGGAGCACTTTCGACTGGAATCAATAGTTGGTATTTAAGAACTTCTGGATTCGGTACAACCGCGATTGCTGCGCTTACATATGGTAATAGTTTCCATGTTGCTGGAGGATTTACACCAACTATTACCTGGGTCTTAAGAACTTCTGGTCAAGTATCTGCCAATATTGGTCCTGGTGGATTTACCACTGGTGGATATCCGATTACTTATGATGGATCATCACTTTATCTTTATTGTGCTCAATCTGGAGTTCTTGCGTCTTCGACAGATGCTATCACTTGGACTTTAAGAACCTCTGGATTTGGTACAACAGCGATTGGATCTGTTGCTTATGGTGTTGGAAGATATGTTGCTTGTGGCAATGGTCAGTGGATCACTGCTTCAACTGATGCGATTACCTGGACGGTAAGAACTGCTGGATTTACTGCGGCACAATATTCAAGTATGCTTTATGTGGATGGTAGATTTTCTATTTTGAGTTCAAACACAAATCCACCAATCTTTATTAACTCTACGGATTCTATTATTTGGACTCAAAGTGCAACTTTACCAACAGCGGTAACGAGTTATTCTGCTGCATTTACCTATGCAACTGGCGCTTCAAATCCTTATGTTGTTTCACCAAGTTCTTCTCCAGCACAGATTCTCGTATCCACTAATGCGACTGTTTGGATATTGAGAACATCTGGAACGACGCAAAACATCTATACATTTGCTTATAATGGATCTAATCTTTATGTTGGTGGTGGAACATCTGGATATCTTTCAACATCCACCGATACCATTTCTTGGACTTTAAGAACTGCTGGATTTGGTTCTAATATAATCTATACCATCGCTTATAATGGTGGTATTTTTACTGCTGGCGGAGCAGGACCAACCAATACAACTTCAACTGATGGTATTACTTGGATTTTGAGAACTTCAAACTTAAATAGTAATATGTTAAGTATTTTTTATAATAACAACACTTATATTGCTAGTGGTAATATAGGAACTTTAGCAGTTTCGACACAAAGTACTTTAAGTTCTCTTGGAAATGGTGGATTACTAACTGCTTCGACTGATGGAGTATCTTGGACTTTAAGAACTAACTCCAATATTCAAACAATCACATTATTATCTACAAGTAATAGTTACTATGTTGCGGCGGGAACAAACTATATTTCTCAGACTGCTTTGATTGCTTCTACAGATAATATCACCTGGATCGCACGAACCACTGGATTTGGAACAACTACGATTAGTGCAGTTACTTATTCTAATAATGAGTTTCTGATTGGTGGTGCTGCATCAACATTAGTTACTTGGACTTTAAGAACTTCTGGATTTGGGGCAAGTCCTACTATTTTTCATGCAATTTATGGTGGAACTTCGTTTTTGATTGGAGGATCTAATGGAATTGCTGGTGGTCTTATCTCTACATCAACAGATGGAGTATCTTGGTCATTAAGAAGTTCTGGATTTGGATCCAGTGGAATCAATTTTTATTCATATTTTAATGGTGAATATTTAATTGGAGGAAGTTCTACATCTATTACTTGGACTCTAAGAACTTCTGGAACTATTGGTTCAATTAATGCATCTGGTTTCAAAGGTACGAATTATTATGTTGGTGGAAATTCACCCTCAGTAATGTGGACTTTAAGAACTTCAGGATTTGGTACTTCCACAATACAAGGATTAATATATGGAAATGGTCTTTATGTTGCTGCAGTAACATCCACTGGATTTTTGAGAGCATCAACAGATGGTGTGTCCTGGACCGCAAGAACATCTCCTGTTATAGCACCATTTTTTGATACACAATCTGGAACTTATGATGGAACTAACTACTTTATTGTTGGTGGTGCTGTAACTTCTGGAGGTCTTCTTACTTCTACGGATACGATTTCTTGGTTTTTGAGAACATCAGGATTTGGAACTTCTTGGATTGGATCTATTTCCTATGGGTCTAGTGAAACTGAAAAATATATTATTGCTGGGCAAAGTGGTAGATTAAGTTCTTCTACCAATTCTATTGCCTGGACAATCAGAACTTCTGGATTTGGAACATCTAGCATTGTATCTGCTATTTATGATGGATCTGACTATTATGTTGGAGGTAGTGGACCACTTTTAAGAGCATCCACAGATGGAATTGCTTGGACAACAAGAACATCACCTATGAGTGGAGGTTGTACAAATATAGTTTATGTATCAAGTACTTATACTGCCACTAGTAACTCTGGTTCAATAGTATCTTCAACGAATGGTATTGAATGGGTATTAAGAACTTCTGGATTTGGTACAAGTGGAATATATGGTTTAGTATATAATAGTAATCTTTATGTTACTGCGTCTGTTGGAGGAAGAATCGCAACTTCTACAGATACAATCACTTGGATTACTAGAACTTCTGGAACAGTACAAGATTTTGTTGAAATGGCATCTGACGGAACCAACTATGTTGCTGCCGCAGCTGCGGGTGTGATTGTCACATCAACTCAAACAATCTTATCTTCGTTTGGTACTGGAGCATATTTTGCTGCTTCTACTGATGCAATTACTTGGATCTTAAGAACAACGGTCACTAATACTCAATCAATTACTACTCTTGCTTCAAGTAGTAGTTATTATGTTGCAGCAACAACAAACTATATGGGAGAATCTCTTGGAACATTAATATCTTCAACAGATACAATCTCTTGGACTTTAAGAACATCAGGATTTGGATCAACTGGTATTGTTAGTTCTACTTACTTTAATGGTGAATATTTAATTAATAGTCGAGGGGAACCATTAGTATGGACTCAGAGAACAGTTGTTGGAACTTCAACGGGTCTTGGTGCTCTTACATTTGGTAATGGATTCTATCTTGCTGGTGGTTATGGAACAAATGCTTCTGTTCAAGTTTCTACAAATGCTATTCAATGGGTTTTAAGAACTTCTGCAAACGCGGCCCCAGCATCAATTATGCAAACGATGGTCTTCGGTGGCGGTATCTATGTTGTTGGAGATTCTTGGCCACAGATAAGAACTTCAACAGATACAATTAACTGGACTTTAAGAACTGGTGGATTTCTTGGTGGTGGAGTGGTTTCTACTCTCGCATATAGTGTAACACCAACAGAAAAATATGTTGGCGGTAGATCTGGTGGAATAGCAGGATTAATATCTTCTACAAATGCTATTCAATGGACTTTGAGAACAACAGGGTTTGGTACATCTTCAATTAGTGCTGTTGTTTATGGAAGCAATGCTTACATTGCTGCAACTGCTGGTGGTGCAATATCGGTATCAACGGATGCGATTGCTTGGACTATGAGAACCTCTGGGTTTGGTACTTCCAATATTCTTACACTTGCTTATAATGGATCAAATCTTTATGTTGTTGGGGGTGCTTCTGGAACCTTATTATCTTCAACAGATACAATTGCTTGGACTTTAAGAACTTCTGGATTTGGTACTTCTCAGATTAATACACTTTCTTATGGTAATAATACCTATGGCGCTGGTGGCGCTTCTGGAACTAATTCATCTTCTACAGATGGTATTACTTGGACTCTAAGAGGTTCTGGTTTCGGTACTACAGTAATTTTTGCATCTACTTTTGGGAATAATCTATTTTTAATAGCATCTAACGCAACAAACACTCTATCAACTGCCTCTTCTGTTGATCCTATCTATTCACTTTTGAGTGCTTCTACAGATTCAATATCTTGGTCTTTGAGAACTTATTCCCAGATTGTAGATATTGTTACATTAGGTTCTGGTGGTTCTTATTCTTTTGCTTCTGGTGTAAGTTCAGGAAATATTAGTGGTAATTTAATTGTTTCTACAGATAACATTAACTGGGTTTTAAGAACTTCTGGATTTGGTGCGACGGCGATTAATGCTTTTGGTTATGGGATCGTTTATGTTGCTGGTGGTAACAATGGAATATTAAATACTTCAACAGATACTATTAATTGGACTTTAAGAACATCAGGATTTGGTGCATCCACAATTAGTACTCTTGCTTATAATAGTAATCTTTATGTTGCTGCTGGTGCATCTGGAACCACTCGAACTTCTACTGATGCGATTACTTGGATTTTAAGAACTTCTGGATTTGGCATTTCTGATATTAATACACTTGCTTATGGAACTGATACTTATATAATGGGAGGTGCTTCTGGTACTTTGGTAACATCAACTCAAACAATTTTAAGTTCTTATGGTAATGGAGCATTTTTAAGAGCATCAACTGATTCTGTATCTTGGACCACAAGAACTGCACCATTAGGAACTGAAAATTTTGGTTCAACTGGTGGATTTTCTTCCGCTGGTGCTTTTACTTTAGGGTGGGGAAATGACTCAATCTTCAGTACAAATTATTTCTTAGCAGCATCTACTGATAATATTAATTGGCAATTGAGAACCGCTATATTTCCATCTTATGCCTATACATTTACATATGGAAATGGAGTTTATTTGTATACAACTGGTGGATCTGGTGGTATCGCAACTTCTACAGATACGATTTCTTGGACCTTAAGAACTTCTGGATCCCCAGGTTCTCAATTATTCTCTTCAGTTTATGGATCTTTGCCAACAAATACATTTATAGTTGCTTCAGGCAACTCAACATACCTTGCAACTTCAACCGATACTATTAACTGGATATTAAGAACTACTGGATTTATAAATGCTATTAACTCCTATGGATTAACTTATAATGATGGTCTTTATATTGCAACGACAAATGGACAACAAAGAACATCGACCGATGGTATTACTTGGGCATTAAGAACATCTGGGTTTGGTGCAACATCAATTTTTTGTGGTGCTTATGGCAATAACCTTTATGTAATCGGTGGTGGAGGTGGGACTATTGCAACTTCTACTCAAACTCTTTTACTTTCTTACGGTACTGGCGGATTATTGCAAGCATCCACAGATACGATAACCTGGACAGTTAGAACAACTGCAAATAATACTACATCAATCACTGCTTTAGATTCAGAAGGACTTTACACAGTAGCATCAGCAACAAATATTCTGAATGAATACAATATTATGATCTCTACTGATAATATCAACTGGGCCATAAGAACTTCTGGATTTAATACATTTACTACAACAGCGATTAATGCCTTTACCTATGGTGGTCTAGGCGGTGCTTATGTTGCTGCTGGAAACAATGGAATCTTAAGTACTTCAACGGATACGATTACTTGGTCGTTAAGAACATCAGGATTTGGTACATCCGCGATTAATGCTCTTGCTTATACTAATAACATTTATGTTGCTGGTAGTGTTGGTGGGGCAATCAGATCTTCAACTGATGCAATCGCATGGATTGTAAGATCTTCTGGATTTGGTACGACTAATATTACAAGATTGATTTATGGGTCCTCATTTGTTGCTGCTGGACCTTCGGGAACTCTTGCTACTGCATCATCCACAACACAATCTGTGGCAGGAGATGGTGGCGCTGGAACTCGTGGAGGTGGTGGAGGTGGTGGAGGATATTCTCAAGAACAAAATAGATTTGGAGATGGTGCTTCGGGTGGAAATGGATATGTTAAAATAACCTGGTGGTAAAACTTGCCTAGATATGCTATAATCATTAGTATATGACTTTAGTTTATGCTTAATTATTCAAATCAACCGAAGAATGATTTCAAGGGAAAAACAATAGCATTCTGTCTTCCTGGATTTTCATATTCAGGAACCTTTATGACTCAGATGATTCGCCTTTTGTTTGATCTCAATCAAATGGGAATCAACTTTTATATTTCGCAGAAATACAGTTCGATGGTAAACTTCGCCAGAACTGATTGTCTGCAGGCAGATAACTTTGCAGGGACACTACTGACTCCATGGAGGGGTCAAGTTCCTTATGACTATATTATGTGGATCGATAGTGATATTATTTTTAAGACAGAAGATCTGATAGAACTTCTGCAAATGGATAAGGATATTTCTACTGGATGGTATGTTCAGTCGAATGGAACTCCTGTATCCAATCAATCAACTGTTGTTGTGAATATGGATAAGAAACTTCTTCTTGAGAAGGGTTCTTATTATTTTGAAACGATTGAAGATATGCAACGCCGCTCAGAACCATTTAAGATTGAATACTGTGGATTTGGTTGGGTTCTGATGAAGAAAGGTATCTTTGAAAAGATTCCTTATCCTTGGTTTGCACCAAAGAAAGTTCAACTCATTCGTGAAGATGGAATTGTTCTTGAAGATATGTGTTCTGAAGATGTTGCTATGTGTGAAGATATCAGAGATCATGGATTTGAAATCTGGTGCAATCCAAAAGTTCGTGTCGGTCATCAAAAAATGGTAATCCTATGACTCATTTTAATGTAGTAATCATGACTCCAGGAAAATCACTGGTGTCTGAATATGTAAAATCACTGCTGGGAACGATTCAAGTTCTTCAGGCAAATAATATCACCTGGCACTATCAAAATGAATATGCATCTCTTGTCACTAATGCACGAGAAGCAACGATTACTGGTAGTCGCCAACTGGAAGTTTTTAATCGGGCACCAGGAAAAGGTCAATACACCTACGATAAAATCTTCTGTATTGATAGTGATATTGTTTGGAATCCTGATCAGTTTATAAAATTACTTCAGTCTGATAAAGACATTATCTCTGGAGTTTATTATGAAGCACAAGGTGCCGATGCCATGATTCATCGCAACAAAGATGATTTTCGTCCCATGAGTCGTGAAGAAATCACAGCACTTCAACAAACTGGAGATTCATTTCCCGCATATGGTGTTGGCCTTGGATTCATGTGTGTTAATCAAGGAGTTTTTGAATCCTTGAAGCGTCCTTGGTACGGACTGGGTAAAGTTACTCAGGAAGTTGATGGTGAGATTTATGATCTTCCATTGGGCGAAGATCTTTATTGGTGTGAAAGAGTCGCAGATCTTGGATATCAAGTTCATGTAGATCCCACTGTAGTCGTAGGACATGTGAAATCTAATATTGTAGTATGAAAAAACTTGCAGTCTTTTATCATCTTGGAGCAATCAATAGTCTCTGGAATAAGTTTTTGGATGAACAACTTGGATTGATTAAGTCCTCTGGACTTGCAGATGTGGCAACTGTAAATATGTGCTATGCTGCTCCAGATCATGCCATTAATGAAATCAAGATTTATGTGAGACAAAAATATCCTTTTGTAAATATCCTTTCCTCTAGAATTCTTGAAGGTAAAGGAGAACAAGAGAACTTATTTGAAGGACAAACACTCAAAGAACTTCAAACATATTCAAAAGCAAATGATGGATATGTTCTTTATATTCATTCTAAAGGAATGCTTCATGCCATAAACTCACATCAAACAATCCCAACAAGAGATTGGCGCCATTATATGAACTATTGGTGTGTTGAAAGGTGGAAGGATTGTATTAAAAAACTAGAAGATGATCAGGTTGATGCAGTTTCTACGAACTGGACTCGTGACCCTTATCCTCATTTTGCAGGAAACTTCTGGTGGGCAACAACTGATTATATTAAAACTCTTCCGAATGTTCTGGACAGGAGTTCATATTATGATGAAAAATTTACAGAAAAGTTTGAAGACCATCGATTCTGTTATGAAGTCTGGATGGCAACCAATAGTCCAAAGGTAAGATCGATTCATTATAGTGCGATTGATCATTACTATGCACCTTATCCAAGAGAGCGTTATGTTACAGTATAGAAACGAAAAGAAAGTCGAAAAAACCATTACAGTTTTCTATCATTTATTCATTCCCGATACTAATAATATGTGGGTTTGGTGGATTGATGAGCAGATGGGACTGTTAAAATCATCTGGACTTGCTGATAAGGCAAGAATTAATATGTGTGTGACTCTTCCTCTTGGATTGCATAATTCCAAGACAGGACATTCATATGATGAGATGGTATTCGGTTATATCAAAGATCGCTATCCATTTGTGAATATCATTGATACTCGTCCTTTAGGAGAGCAACCAAATCTTTATGAGGGTCAAACTCTTGCAAAGATTTATGAGCACTGCCAAAATGAGGATGGATATGTTTTCTATTTTCATAATAAAGGAATAAGTTCTTATACAACTCATATTGCTGGTGCCATTAAAGATTGGCGACACTATATGCAGTATTATAATATTGAAAAGTGGGAAGATTGTATTGCTAAACTGGACGAAGGATATGAATGTTGTGGTGTTGATTGGGTCGAACGCCATGATATTAAATTGGATTTTGTGGTTCAGCACTATGCTGGAAACTTCTGGTGGGCACGAAATGATTATATTCGCAAACTGAAACATCCAGTTAAGATTGAAGAGTATATGGATGTAGAAGCAATGATGCGAGAACTTCAAAACTATCGCTATTGTTTTGAACTTTGGATGGCAACTGGTAATCCAAAGCAACATTGTTTTCATTATCGTCGCCATCATCAATATGATAATCAGGGGCTAGAAAGATACTTCACATACTTCCCACCTGAGATGTATCGTGAAGATATTAAAACTGATGAGACAAAATACACCAGAAACAAACTTGATATTCTGATGGAAGTTGGTAGTAAGAATCTATTCAACTGGAGAGATCATCGTCGGTTTGCTGATTGGATTGTTCGCTATAAGAAACCAGAAACGATTGTGGATCTGGGAGTTGATTATGCATACTCAACTTTCTGTTTTGCGATTCCTGAGATTGGGCATGTTTATGGTATTGATAGTTTTGAAGGTGATGTCCATGCAGGAGAAAGAGATACTAAACAACTTTACAAATATGTGACCGATAAACAGAAAGAACTTGAACTGAATAATATTACTTTCATTAAGGGATTCTTTGATGATGTGGTTCAAACCTGGGATAAGAAGATTGATATTCTTCATATTGATGGTCTTCATACCTATGAGGCAGTCAAGAATGATTTTGAGAAGTGGTCGCCATTTTTGGAAGAAGGTGGTATAATACTAATGCATGATACCATGGTTGAAAATCCAGAGTTCGGTGTGAGTAGATTCTTTAAAGAGATCAGTCTTCCTAAAACTAATTTTGGACATTGCAACGGATTGGGAGTTGTGAGTAAAGATATAAATCTTATTAACGAAATCAAAAAGAATTTTGGAGAGTTTATTCGTGAAATTTAATTTATGCCGTATTGTACCCGATAATGGGTTTTATGTTCATTCTCAGGTCTTTAATGAAATTGAAGCAGCGATGTTCTTCACTCTTCAAAGAATGGGATATGAAGTTACCAATAGTGTGAATGAGTTTAAAACTAATGCACGAAACATTGTATTTGGGATGCATCACTGTCCTGTGGATGTTGTGAGACATGATATTCCAAAGGATACGATCATTTATTCCTTGGAGCAAATGAAAGATGCCCCAGAATGTATGCGTTGGTGTCGTAAGTATCGTGGTCTTGAAGTGTGGGACTATTCAATGAGAAATGTTGAAGTTCTTCGTAAGGCAGGAGTTGAGAACATCAAACACTGTAAGATTGGTTACGTTCCAGAGATTAGTTATTTTGAAAGAAATAGACCTGAAGAAAGGGATATTGACATTCTTGCTTATATGAATCCTTCTCCTAGAAGACTTGCTGTAATGGAAGTCTTTGAAAAGGATCCAAATATTAATTTTGTTTCTATTAATAGCATTTATGGTGATGAAAGAGATGATTATATTAAGAGAGCAAAGTTGGTGATTAATCTACATAACAATGACAATAAGATCTTTGAAATGGTTCGTATAAGTCATTTGATTCAAAATAATGTTCCTGTTCTTTGTGAAAGAAATCCAGATACTGATTTTCCTTCATATATGGAACAAACATCTTATACAGCACCTTATCATGAGTTTGTTAACACTGCATACGAACTTCTTAGAAATCCAGTACAAATGGATAATGGTGCAGAAAATGCTCTAGAAGTATTTAAAAAGTCTCCTATGGAAAACTTTCTTAAGGAGGTGTTGTGATGAAAGTTATTGATGGATTTTCATTTTTCAATGAGTTTGATATTCTTAAGTTAAGATTGGAATATCTTCGTGATGTGGTAGATTATTTTGTAATCTCAGAATGTAACTATACGCATTCTGGAAAACCAAAACCATATTATTTGGATCAAGTGATTGATCAGTTTGATGAAGAACTTCGTAATAAAATTATTAGATTGCAATATGAACCAGACATTAGTGAATATGATTTTAGTAACAAAGAAGAATGTGATTTTGAATCTGGATTTTGGAAACTAGAACAAGGTCAGAGAGATCATATTAGTAAAGGTCTATTTCAGTTTGCTTTTGAAGATCTTTTCATGTTAAGTGATGCCGATGAGATTCCTAAAAAGGAACTCATCCTTTATATGAAAGATAATATTTCTAAAGAACCATTTGCAACTGCAATATGTGATAACTTTTATTATAATTTTAACACTTATGAAAATGATACTTGGGCGGGAACTGTATTCACTACAGTTGGAAATGCCTTAGAAAAAGGATGTAACTACTTAAGAGCAAATTGTTTTTCATTCCCATTTGCAGAAAAGTCTGGATGGCATCTTACATTTTTTGGTGGTGTTGAACAAATCAAAACAAAGATTGAATCTTATGCTCATCAGGAATTCAATACAGATGAAATTAAAAACGAACAGCACATTCTTAAAGCAATTAAAACTGGAACTGATCTTTTAGATCGTAAGCATGAGAATAAGCAATTCATCAAATATGACTTTTCAAACTTTCCAGAAGACTTTAAAAGTGCTATAATTAAAACATTCGCAGAAGAATATTATAAAATGCCAGAACCTGAAGTTGTAACAAAACCAGAGTTTCTTCACAACAATATGCCACCACTTCTTGAGGCATCATTGAATCCTGATGGAACTGGTGGTACGGAGATTATGGGAAGAGCATGGCAAGATTTAGTTCTTCCTGCCGCACCAGATCTTGCTGATTGGCACTGGTGTGTGATTCCTGGAGATAATATTATTGCACCAGATAATTCTAACATTGTTTGGTTGCATCCTCATCATAATGAGGTTGGTCTTGAACAGTTGATGGATAAACAATTCCAGAAACATTTCAAGGCATATGTGTTTGTTTCTGACTGGCAGTACGAAAGATTTGGTGAGAAGTTTAATCTTCCCATGGAAAAATGTTTTGTTCTTAAGAATGCTATTCATCCATTTGAATCACATAAAAAACCAGAAGGAAAACTTCAATTGATGTTCCATCCTAATCCTATTCGTGGATTGGATCTTCTTCTAGAAGGTATTAAACTAATTCCAGAAGAGGACTTTGAACTTCATATTTTTCATGAACTTGATCCTGATGAGCGTAAAAAACAATATGCTCAGGGCCTGCAAACTTATGAATACTCTCATGTCAATGAGCAAGAAGAACAGTTTCTTCGCTATTGCTTAGCACTTGCAAATGCTGATAAGAGAATTGTTCGCCATACAAGAACGAATAACTCTAAGATCCGTGAGCAACTCATGAAGACTCATATCTTTGCATATCCATCATATTTCCAAGAGACATCTTGTATTTGTTTGATTGAAGCACTTGCTGCTGGATGTTCTGTTGTTGCAAGTAATCTTGCAGCACTTCCTGAGACTGGAATGGGATTTGCTCGTCTTTATGGGTATATTCCTGATCGTCAAAAGCACATTGAGCGTTTTGCAGGAGAACTCAAACAAACTATTACGGAATACCGAAATGGGCAGTTTGATAGCACCGCTCAAGTACAAGTAATAAATAACTACTACAGTTGGGATACTAGAATCCAAGACTGGGTTAAATTTTCAAAAGAACTTTGGAGGAAATTTTAAATGGATACTAAAACTGAAACTCTTACAATGCCTTTGATGCATGTATATCACTTGACTGCGGATCCAGCAAATACTACTGGTTATACTGTTGAGGAAGTAGCAGCATTGATTGAAGAGCATGGTGCGGATCACCAGATCGAAATCACTATTACTACACCAGTTCCAGAACCACAACCTGAAGTTGTAGAAACCACTGCTGAAGAAGTAACCGAATAATAAATTTTTTTAGTTATTATGAATTTTGTAAAACGTGCATTAGAAAATGGTGGAAGTATTCATCCATTATTGGTCCCATCTTCATATTTGATGGGGCCTGCGGTAACTAACCCATCAATTTATAATGATAATGGAAAGATTCTTATGAATCTTAGAAATATAAATTATACCCTTTATCATTCTGAAAAGAAAAAATTTGAGCATCATTGGGGACCATTGGTTTATATTCATCCCGAGAATGATTTGCGTCTTCGTACAAAAAATATTATGTGCGAAGTTGATGAAAATATGCAAATTAAACGATACAATCATATCGATACATCAAAGTTTCCAGATAAAGAACTTTGGGAATTTGTTGGACTTGAAGATGCAAGAATTGTTCGATGGGATGGAAAACTCTACATGTGTGGAGTAAGACGAGATCTTGAAACTACCGGTATTGGTAGAATGGAACTCTCTGAAATTGAAATCACTGAAGATGGAGTAAAGGAAATTGCCCAATATCGCATTCCAGTTCCAAATCATGTTGGGAATGAAGGATCATATTGTGAAAAGAATTGGATGCCAATTCTTGATATGCCATATCACTTTGTCAAATGGACTAATGGAACTGAAGTTGTAAAATATGATATAGAGACAAATACCACAGAACAAGTTCTGGTTAAAGATTGGAAAAATCTTGGATGCATTGATCTTCGTGGAGGATCTCAAGTAATTCCTATGGGGGAGTATCGTGTTTGTCTTAATCACGAAACGTATCTTTTCCGTAGTCCAGCGGATAGGAAAGATGGTACATATCGTCATCGATTTGTTGTTTGGGATAAAGATTGGAATATTGTAAAAGTTTCTGATCAATTTGCATTTTTAAATGCAGAAGTGGAATTTGCTGTTGGTATGTGTGAGTATGAAAATGATTATTTGATCACTTTTGGATTTCAAGACAACGCCGCATACCTTCTTCGCGTTTCAAAGCAGTTTGTTACTGATTTTATATTTGGTAATAGTAGTAGCAAATTTGTAAAAATAATTCCAACCAATGCTATAGATAATACTTACTACAATTATGGAAATTTAAATACTCCAGAAAATCCAAGTTGGGAGCACGTGCCGGGATGGTTTGCACACACCGAAGTATTTAAAAAGTACATAAAGGAAATTCCTTCAGAATCAACTGTTGTTGAGGTTGGATGTTTCATGGGAAGATCAACTTGTTACATTGCTGAATTGATTAAAAAGTCAAATAAGGATGTGAAATTCTATGCAATTGATACCTTTGAAGGCAGTCAAACTGAACAATGTCATATTGATATCTCAACTCAATTGACTGCAAATAATTCTAGTTTTTTACAAGAATATGAAAAGCATCTTGATTATTGTAAAGTCTCTCAATATGTACAAACTATTAGGGGTACTAGTTTAAATTCTTGCAACGAATTTGATGATAGTAGCATTGATATAATCTATGTTGACGCCTCACATGAATACTCTGATGTTCTTGCTGATATTACTGCATGGTATCCAAAATTAAAACAAAATGGAATTATTTGTGGAGATGACTATAATCATTTTCCTGGAGTATCAAAAGCTGTTCATGAATATTTTGGCGATAGCGTGATCGTACATTCTTCTGGTGTTTGGCAATATACAAAAAATTAATTATATGAATATGTTTGAAAAATCTATTACCGCTATTTGTGCCTGTAAAAATAGAAATCCTGCATTAAATATTTCTCTTCGATCTTGGTTAAATTTTGACCAAATTTCTGAAATTATTATTGTTGATTGGAGCTCAGATGAATCGTTGGAATATTTGACAAAATGGGATAAAAGGATTAAAATTGTATCAGTACCCGATCAAAAGTATTTTAATCAACCACAACCATTAAATCTTGCTGCTGTGTTAGCGACCAGTAAGTATATTCTTAAAATGGATTGTGACTATATCTTAAATCCATACTTTAGTTTTTTTGAAAATGAAAACTATTTTATAGATGATCAATCTTTTGTTTGTGGACAAAATACTATTGATAGAGGATTCGATCCTTATTATAAGTATTTGTTTGGATTTCTTTACCTTTCAAAAGACAATTTTATGAAGGTAAATGGTTTTTCTGAAAAATTCCGCAAATGGTATGCTTCTGAAGATCAAGATATTATGATTAGATTGGAAAATTGTGGTTTAAAAAATCGTGGAATTGATTATGACCACAATATAATTCATATTCCTCATCCAGATAATAAAAGAACAGAAAATTTTGAAGCATCAGATTCTGAAAGACATCGTAGAGATGAAATAAAAGAAGTATTAAAAAATAATGGATTTGGAAACCAAGAATTGGAATGGCAAACTGATTTTTGTTTGGCACAAACACATATTAATATGAATCATGAATGGATATCTAATATGGAAAAAAATTACATTTATGCGAATCCAATGACTGAGTGGAAAGTGGAGGAAGTACATCCTCAATTTTATATTGCAAAGGAACATGAATAAGTTAGAAAATTTTCCAACTGCATATTACATGTCTTTGGAGGAGTGTGTAGATCGTCAAAAAAATATGAACGATCAATTCTCCAAATATAATATTTCCTTAACTCCCATAATTTCAAAAAGATTTTCTGAATCTAATGATAGTGTTAGTGGTAAATATTTACATCAATTAAATGCTGGAACTGCTGGATGTTGTGTATCACACTTGAAAGCCATTAAGCATTGGTATGAAAATTATAATGAAAATTTTGCATTTTTTTGTGAGGATGATCTTTCGTTAGAAACTATTGAATATTGGGACTTTACTTGGGAAGAATTTGTAAAAACTTTTCCCATGGATTATGACTGTATTCAGTTATTAACAATTAGGCAAGATTTTGATACGTTTTCTATTCGTGATAGATATTGGAATGATTGGGGAGCAACTGCATATATTATTACTAGGGGATATGCAAAAAAACTTATAGATACTTATATTAACGGTGATACTTTTCACTTGGAAATTCCAAATTGTGAAATAATGCCTTTAATAGAAAATATTTTATTCACGACGGGTAAAACATATACTGTTCCATTATTTGTAGAAAATATTGAATTTGATTCAACATTTTCAAAAGATCAGGATGACGATGTAAATTTTGGACAAAAAAATAATCATAAAATTGCTCATAATATTGTATTGAATTATTGGAAATCTAAAATGGAAATAAAGAAGATTCATTTAAAATCAGAACTGGAACAACTTTTGACCAATTATTCTTTGGATACTGAGAATCCAATGCATAATTTTAATATTGCTGTTTGGTATGAAAATCAGGGACATACGGCCCCAGCACTTTCTTATTTTTTGAGATGCGCTGAGAGATCTGATGATGATAATCTTGCCTATGAGGCATTGATTCGTGCATCATATTGTTATGATAAGCAAGGTACTAGAGATGGAAGTGCAAAATCTCTTCTTGAACAAGCACTCTGTGTATTACCCAAAAGACCAGAAGCATATTTTCTTTTAAGTAGATTTGCTGAAAGAAGGCAATGGTGGCAAGATTGTTATATTCATGCTAATAATGCATTGATGTACGCAGATTTTGAATCCAATCCTCCACTTTTAACTGATGTTGAATATCCTGGAAGATATGGACTTCTTTTTGAAAAGGCAATCTCTGGTTGGTGGTGGGGAAAAAATGAGGAATCTAAATCAATTTTATTAGATCTCTATAATAATTATGATTTAAACGCACAATATCAACAATCGGTATACGAAAACTTAAATCGTATTGGAGTTGAAGTTGAAAAAAAATTACCACCAGAGTTTTCAAATCCAATCCCCGTAATTGGTGTACCAATTGTTAATGGTTTTAATTGGTTGCAAAGATTAGTTGATAGTGTTGATTATCCTGTTAAAGAATTATGTGTAATTAATAATAACGGAAGGGGTGAACTTGATGAGGATTTGGAGAGACTCTCTAAAACCCCTCATAACTTTATTCAAAAAATTCATATTTGCAATCTACCATCAAATATTGGATGCTCTGGAGCTTATAATTTAATTATCAAATCATACATGCAATCTCCATATTGGATTATCTGTAGTCATGATATTGCATTTACTCCAAATTTATTAAAAGAATTTGTGGAGAAATCGAAGGATGAAAATGTTGATATTATCAAAGGAAAGCAATATCAATGGGATTTGTTTTTAATTAAAGATTCAGTTATTCAAGAGTGTGGATTATTTGATGAGAATTTTTATCCCGCTTATATGGAGGATTGTGATTATTATTTGAGAACCGTGAAGAAAAATATTAAGATTCATAATCTGTCGGTAGAATATCTACATGGCGAAAAAGATTATGAAAATAGTGGGTCTCAAACTTGGAGAACAGATCCTCAATTGAGGGAAAAAATAGATTATGCCCATGACTGTAATGGGTATTATATGAGAGAAAAATGGGGAGACTATTGGAGAAATCAAGAAGGAACAGATTGGAATTTTCATCCATTTGAATATCCATTTAATAATGAAACACTATCCGCTTCACATACGACATATGATTTAAAATTTGTTCGTAGAAAGAATCTTGGATTTTAAATATATACTAACAATAAATTAATTTTTTTCTATTATGAATTTTACAGTTTACAGCAAAAATGATTGTCCTTATTGCTATAAAGTCAAAACTGTTTTGGAGTTGACAAAAAGTAACTTTGCAGTTTATACTTTAGATTCCGACTTTACTAGAGATGAATTCTATTCAGAATTTGGTGAAGGGTCAACTTTCCCACAAGTTGTTTGTGACGGTACAAAATTGGGCGGATGTATTGATACAATCAATTTCCTTAGGGAACAAAAAATTGTCTAAGATGGGCATAAATAATAATGAATTCCCCGATATTAATCGTGGAGTCGAAGTTATACTTAAAGGAGGCAACAAAAAGCAGACCAAACCGTTCCATATTATTTTTGAAAAGATGGTCTGCTTTCTTAATCGGGAAACAACCATTCATTTCGAATTTTACTTTCAATCAAGAAAAAAGAAGTAATTTCCCGGAGAAAAAAAATGTTAGCAATCAGTTTAGTATTTGGCTCATTTTTAACCGTATTATTTCTTATAGTGGGAATAGGTTTGGGATGGGTTGCTAGAGAGTATATGTTGAGTTATCAGGAAACGCCAAGAATGCATCCTGAATTTTATGATAATCATGGGAATGTTATTCCCGATGAAGTAATCGCATTTAGATTTGAAAACACTGACTATGAATATGACGACACAGAAGACGACGACTAAAGCAGCAACTAAAGCGGCAACTAAAACGGTACAACCAAAAACAGTTACCGAAAAGGTTGTTGAAACTCCAATTCTAGAACTTCCAGCTAACCCATTTATATTTGAAATTCTCAATCTTGCTTCAAAGCAAAGGAGTATTTCTAAAAAGGTTGAAGTTCTTAAAAAATATGAACATGATTCATTAAAAGCAATTTTTATTTGGAATTTTGATGAAACTATAATTTCATTACTTCCTTCGGGAGAAGTTCCTTACTCTGATGTTAGTGAACAAGGATCTTTTAATTCGACTCTAAGTCAAAAAATTGAAGATGCTGTTTATAAAATGGGAGAACTTGGAACACAATCACTTGGTTCAACGGATCAAGGTAAATCATCAATTCGTAAAGAATATACCAAATTTTATAATTTTGTAAAAGGTGGTAATGATGGACTATCTTCTATTCGTAGAGAGACAATGTTTATTAATATTCTTCAAGGACTTCATCCACTTGAATCGGAAATTCTCTGCCTTACTAAAGATAAGAATCTAGAGACAAAGTATAAAATTTCAAAGGACATTGTTTCCCAAGCATATCCGGATATTTGTTGGGGAAATCGTGGTTAATATTGTTATTAATTAATATTGTGGATTTAAAAAATTGAAAAATGTAGTTGCAGAAAATATAATGTCAACAGAAAAAAATAAAGTATCTGATAAAGATTCCAATTATATTTGGAACGCTCAGGAAATAAAAGAACTTAAATCTCGTTATGGGTGTGAAATACTCAAACACAATTGTACATTACAAGAAACAAAAGATTATACTGTACCAACAGATGCATATATTGTTGAATATATCGTAGATGGTGAGATTTGTTATGATTTAACAAGATGTGGAAAAAGAGTAAATCTTTTTGATATGTACTATGATAAAATAGGCAATACTATTCGTAGTATTAGATGGGGTTATGGTAAGATTAACCCTAGAAATTGGGGATATAGTGTTCCAGAAAAGAAAAAGCGCAAGTAAAACTGTATCACATTTTACAGAATTATTTGACTAAATACCCGCAATGGGGGTATAATACCTCTACGTTCAACCCGAAAGGGTCGGAAGTAAGCCGACGCGGAACGGATCGTTCATCTATGGAAGCACTCTTACTTAGTTGTCTACAAGCAAAGTTAATCATTGGAAGAGTTATGAAGGCAAATATGCCTCCACAAACTCGCAACGATTTAATTTGGGAAATCAAAAAAATTACTCCCAAAGAGTGTAAAATAGACGCAACCGCCGACTGAAGGAACGCTCTTTAACCTAAACCACTAAGGAGAAAACCTAATGTCACAAGCAAATGTGAAAAATAAAAATAACTGGCAACTTGTTTTAATCAAGCAGCAAAAGGAAAAAGAACAACGCAAGCATCAAGCAAAACTTGTAATGGCAATGCGATAATATACTGGGGGGTTGACACCCTCCTTTTTTTTATGTAAAATGTTTTGAGAGATCTATAAAGGATGGACAAAGACAAATTAAAACTCATAATCCGAAATATGGAACTTCTTCTTGATTCGTTAAAGGCGGAAATTTATTCCGATACACCATCATATCGATATGATGATATTAAACCAAGAGAATTAGATTACGACGAAATCTTTGAGGACTATAATGACTAATAAAGCAAAAGAACTTGTAAAATTGTTGGAAAAATTGATCAAACAAGATCATCTTTATTCTGGAGAACAATTGAAAGAAATGAAAGCACAACTTCGAAGTGTAAAACAAGAATTGGAACAAATTGAACAACAAACATCAAAAGGATTTGGAAAGAAATGACTGTAAAATTAATTAGTATTACACCAGATGCAGAAAAAACAATGGCATTTATTGCGAGAGTTTCTAATCCTGCAAATCAGGATAACGAAAACTATTCCAAGTTGCTTGCTTATTGCATTAAGCATAATCATTGGTCTGTGTTTGAACAGTCTTCTATGACACTGGAGATTGAGACTACTCGTGGTATTGCCGCACAAATTCTGCGTCATCGTAGCTTCACATTCCAAGAGTTCTCACAACGTTATGCTGACACAAATCTGATTGCAGAGGATATTCCCCTACCAGAACTTCGTAGGCAGGACACAAAGAACCGCCAGAACTCCACAGACGACCTCCCAGCAGACCTTAAGATAGAACTCTACTCTAAGATCCAAGATCATTTTGATGCCGCTCAAGACCTCTACAAGGAACTCCTAGAGTGTGATGTGGCAAAGGAGTGTGCTAGGTTTGTATTGCCACTTGCAGTTCCTACAAAAATTTATATGACAGGCTCTTGCAGGTCGTGGATTCATTATATCAATCTGCGTTCTGCACACGGAACTCAAAAAGAACATATGGAAATTGCAGAGGCATGTAAGAAAGTGTTTGCCGAACAATTCCCAGCAGTCTCAGAAGCCCTTGAATGGGTCTAAATAACGATACACATTATTAAACCCCATGGCAATTTATCCGATTATTCATAAAGAAACTGGTGAGACGAAAGTGATTGAAATGAGTGTTCATGACATCACGCAGTGGTATCAGGACAATCCTGAGTGGCAAAGGGATTGGTCGCAGGGATCCGCAAGTCCAGGAGAGGTTGGAGAATGGAGAGATAAACTCGCCAACAAACATCCAGGATGGAATGATGTTCTTGGAAAAGCACAGAAAATGCCCGGTTCAACTATAAAAAAACTTTAATATGGCAAGAAGAAAAAGGACGAACGACCAACCAATTGGTGTTGGTCTTACAACCCGTCAGGCAAAGAGGAAAAAGGCACTCGGGAGCGAATATCTATTAGATATTGATCCACTTACGGATAATCAAGGCAAACTTTTTGACGCATATGCCGAAGGTAAACATCTTGTCGCATATGGATGTGCAGGAACCGGTAAGACTTTCATCACTCTTTATAATGCTCTTCGTGAAGTTCTTGATGAAAGAACTCCTTATGAGAAAATCTATTTGGTTCGTTCTTTAGTTGCTACAAGGGAGATTGGTTTCCTTCCTGGTTCCTATGAAGACAAATCGGATATCTATCAGATTCCTTATAAGAATATGGTAAAGTATATGTTCCAGATGCCTTCTGATGCAGAGTTTGAGATGCTTTATGGTAATCTTAAGGCACAGGAAACGATTAAGTTCTGGAGTACCTCATTTTTGAGAGGCACGACACTTGATAACTCAATCATTATTGTAGATGAATTTCAAAACTGTACGGCACATGAATTGGATTCAATCATTACTCGTGTTGGTGAAAACTCTAAGATTATGTTTTGTGGAGATGCTACTCAGTCGGATTTGCAGAAATCTAATGAGCGTAATGGAATTGTTGATTTTATGAGCATCTTGCGTAAAATGCCATCTATTGATATAATAGAATTTGGTGTTGATGATATTGTTCGTTCTGGAC